ATCCAAAAAGATAAGCGGCTCCAATTTTTGTTGCTAAAGGATATTGCCGGAAAGGGGATGAGCCTTAGTGAAAAATAAAGATAATTTAACAGACAAGCAGAAAAAGTTTATTGAAGAATATCTGATTGATATGAACGGCACGAGGGCTTATCGCGTCGCATATCCTACTGTGAAGAACGATGAGACTGCTGGAGCGGCGGCTTGTCGGCTGTTAAAGAATGTTAAAATAAAACAGGCGATTGAACCGATTCTCGCGAGCATGAGTAGCGACCGCATGGCCACTGCCACAGAGGTGATGGAATATTTAACTTCCGTACTGCGTGGGGAGTCTACGGCAGAGGTTGTTGTAGTCGAAGGACTTGGAGACGGTTGTTCTGAAGCAAGACGATTTAAAAAGGCCCCGGACGAAAAAGAAAGGCTGAAGGCTGCCGAGTTACTGGGTAAGCGATTCGGTCTGTTCAAGGATAAGGTCGAGGTATCCGGTATTGAAGCTGAGCAGTCTAAGCTGGATAACCTGTTAGAGCAGTTAGGTGTCGGCGGTGATTCATGAGTACCGGGCAACTTATCCTGTCGGATAAGTATAAGGCCTTCCTCCGGTGCAACGCTTCTGTAGAATTTCTTGAAGGCACGACCTACGCAGGAAAAACGACCGTAGGCTTGTTTAAGTTCATGACGAAAGTCGCAAGCAGTAAGCAGAAGCTTCACATCATAGCGGCGAAGGATACCGGTACAGCAGAAAAGAATATTATCAACAAGGATCTCGGCATTGTAGACGACTTTGGAGTCCTTGTTGAGTACAACGGTAACGGAACGAGCGACGATAAAATACCGCACATTCTTTTTCACACAAGCGGAGGGGATAAGACGATATATGTTCTAGGCTACGATGATAAGGTGAAGTGGAAGAAAGCCTTGGGAGGACAGTACGGATGCCTTTACATCGATGAGATAAACACGGCGGATATCGACTTCGTCCGCGAGGCGGGAATGCGTTGTGATTACATGATGGGAACACTTAATCCCGACGATCCTTCGCTCCCCGTCTATTCCGAGTATGTGGACCATGCAAGACCTCTTCCGGAGTGGGAAAGCGAAACACCGAAAGAAATAAGAGAATGCTTAGTGAAAGAACCGAAGCCCGGCTGGGTGCACTGGTTCTTTTCTTTTACCCATAATTTGGGATTATCGAAAGAAAAGCTTGATCAGATTATTAGGAACACACCGAGAGGAACGAAGATATGGAAAAACAAGATTGAAGGCTTACGCGGTCGCTCAACAGGCCTTGTCTTCTCTAACTTCGATGAGAGGATTCATGTACTTAGCAGACAGGATATCGCAAAGATTCCGCACAGCATTAATCCTTTTGTGAAGTTCACCGCAGGACTGGATACATCCTATTCCTCTCATTCTGAGGACACTATAGCTATGATGTTCATAGGCATTACTAAGGACAAGCGCTGCATAGTGCTAAGAGAATGTGTATACAACAACAGAGACAGGCAGGAGCCTTTAGCACCATCGGACACAGCTGTAAAGTTCACAGCCTTTCTGGAATCCTGCAGGAAGGACTACGGCTTTGCGAGAGACGTGTTCATTGATTCAGCGGATCAGGCTACCATTACGGAGCTTAAGAAGCTTAAGCGGAACCACGGAAGCCTTTACACCTTTGTAAACAGCTACAAGAAAGTAAGTATCATTGACAGAATCAACTTCCAGCTAGGCTGGCTTGCGGAAGGGAAGTATTTAGTATCCGAGGATTGCACGGAGCATATCAGAGAGTTGAATAGCTATTCTTGGGAAGAAGATAAAGACATACCCGAGGATGGACACGATCACACGATCAACGCCGCACAGTATGCTTGGATACCGTTTAGAAAGCTGATTGGAGAGATAAACAGTGGGATGGATAAAGAGTATGACAGATAAGTTTAAAAAAGGATTGCAGAACTGGCTACAGATTCAGCCTGTAAGCCCTTATCATGTTTCGATTCAAAGCTTCATGGATTTTGAGACTGCCGCCATTAGGAATCGTATATGGTATAGAGCAGACGGAAACGAATTGGAGCAGCTGTATCAGCAGTGCAGGTTACTAAATGACGCACAGAAGTTCTGGGGCGCAAGGCCTACGGCAGGAATGGAGATTCGGAAAATCCATACCGGGCTTCCCGGATTAATCGTAAAAATGCTTAGCGCCATCGTTCTTCCGGATATGAATGCTTTCGAGTTTGACAGCGATATCCAAAAGAACCTTTGGGAAGATATCGAAGAGGAAAATCACTTTGAAGCCTTAATGGATACCTGCCTAAAGGACACGCTTGTAGTCGGTGACGGCGCTTTCCGTATTGTACTGGATCCTGCAGAGAGTGAGCATCCGATTATTGAGTGGGTACCGGGCGAGCGTGTAGAGTTCGTCTATCGCTACGGAAGACTAAAAGAGGTTATCTTCAAGATTCCTTGGGATGAGGGCGGCGTCCTTCATGCACACTACGGTAGAGGCTATATTAGGCATAAACTGTACAGGAACGAGCAAGAATATCCTTTGCCGAAAGAGGTGCAGGACTGGACCTTTGATGAAAGCCTGATGATGGCCGTACCATTCAAGATTTATGAGAATGCGAAGTATGAAGGCAGAGGTTCTTCCATCTATGACGGAAAGCTGGACTCCTTCGATGCATTAGACGAAGCATGGAGTCAATGGATGGACGCTTTGAGGGCAGGGCGCTCTAAGACCTATGTTCCTGAAAGCTTTATCCCGAGAGACCCGAATAACGGAATGCTCTTAAAGCCTAATGCCTTTGATAACCGATTTATTGCCGGAGCGGACGATATATCCGAAGGCGCGAAGAATGAGATTACTGTAACGCAGCCAAATATCCCTCATGACAGTTACATGGCTTCTTACATCACCGCCTTAGACCTTTGCTTGCAAGGAATTATCAGCCCCTCCACTTTGGGGATTGATACGAAGAAGCTGGACAATGCGACCGCTCAGAGGGAGAAGGAGAAGACCACGCTCTACACCAGAGCAAGCATTGTAAAGGCCATTCAAGAGCAGCTACCGCGACTTATCCAGCAGTGTATCAACGCGGAGAAAGTACTTCGAGGAGAAAGCATTGAAGAAGTCAAGGTCAATATCCCCTTCGGCGAATACGCTTCCCCCTCATTTGAGAGTCAAGTAGAAACATTGGCCAAGGCAAGGCCGGGGGTTGCCATGATGAGTATTGAAGCACAGATTGAAGAGCTCTATGGCGATACTAAGGACGATGAGTGGAAGAAAGAGGAAGTCGCAAGGCTAAAAGAGGAGCAGGGCATTACCAGCGTAGAGGAGCCGGACTTTTCAGTAGAGGAGGGAATAGATGGTAGTCCAAATATTAAACCACAGCTACAAAATGAGCCCGGAGGAATACAGACAGATGCTTAAGCTGGCATCTGAGCAAGTGCCCTTCGGTGTATATGCTTTGGAAAAAGACGGCATGGCAGAGCTTAGGAAGGACGACTGCAAGAGTAAGGGTAAACTGAAAGAATTAATCAGGTCTTACCGCTTGCAAGGCTTTAAGGTGCATCAGAATGGCGTATGACATCGGAGAAGCTCTTGACAGAATCGAGGAAGAACTTATTGCTTCCACGATTCGAAACATGGGAAGGCACCGCATTGAGGAAATCAAGGAAGAGAAAGAATGGACCATGTGGCAAGCCGAACAGTTTAAAAGCCTTAGAGCATACCGGCAGGACAATAAGGAGAAGTATTCCGGAAGATTCTTGGCCATCAATGACAAGATAGAAGAGGCCATCCGGAAGTCCTATGCTGCAGGTGGAATGCACGAGGAAAGAAAGATACTTCGTGCAGCCAAGAAAGGCGCAAAGCTTAAGCAGACCATGAATCCATTGACCGCACGATTCTTTAAGCTTAACAAGGAAAAGCTGGAAGCCTTAATCAAGGCGACCAAAGCCGACATGACAAAAGCAGAAACCGCAATACTCCGAATGGCCGACGATCAGTATCGTAAGGCCATTTTTAATGCACAGGTTTATGCAAACAGCGGCGCGGGTACTTACGAGCAAGCTGTAGACATGGCAACTCCAAGTATTTGTTTACTGATTCGTTTTTTAGTATCGATTCAAAAATTGAAATCATCATTTCTCTCTGGCTTAACGGTGTTTGAATCTCTCCACCATACAAGCTGAAAGCGCATCTTGTCTCATTGAATGTCTCATAAGCATGACGTAACTCTTCTTCCGTCATATTCGTCAAATGTGCAACTAGATCCTTAACATCAATTTTTAAAGGAATCATACCAGTTTCAATCAAACATTCTCTAACTAGATCATCTTTTAATGATGAAACCTTACCATCTACCACCCAATCTTCCTTTAACTCACT